GAAGAAGGTGGTTTTTACAAACCACATGTAGATCATTTTGATAAAATACCTAGAACCATAAGTGTTATTACGTTTATTAATAATGATTTTGAAGGAGGGTATTTTGAAATATTTTCTCCAGATTTACAAATGTCACAAAAAATTAAACCTGAACCAGGTAGAACAGTAATATTTCCATCTAATTTTTTATATCCACACAAAGCAAATGAAGTGACTAAAGGTACACGATATGCTGTGGTACTATGGTATTTATAATATGCAAATAAAACAAATAAGAAAAGATTTTAAATATAAAATAATAAAAAATTTTCTCACCAGAGAAGAGTCAAATTTATTAAAAGATTATACAATATTAAAAACTAGACATTATGAAGATGCTCATCCTCGTACAGATAGGCCTGGTGTAATTGATATTTCTTTTTATGGAGATCCTATAATGGAATCTTTGATGTTACAAAAAAGATTGATTATGGAAAAAGAAACTGGATTAGAACTATTACCTACATATACGTTTTGGAGATTCTATACCCAGTTATCTGATTTACCTAAACATAAGGATAGACCATCTTGTGAAATCAGCACTACAGTCAACATTAGTTCTGATGGAACTCCTTGGCCAATATATATGGATGGTACTGCTATTAATTTAGAACCAGGAGATGCAGCTGTATATTTAGGTTGTGAAGTTGCACATTGGAGAGAAGAATTTAAAGGTGATTGGTGTTCTCAAGTTTTTATGCATTACGTTGATAAAAATGGCCCTCATAAAGATTGGTATAAAGATAAAAGGGTTCATTACGGTTTATCATGTCCTTAAAAAATGCTATAATTCTGTATGCCATTAACAAACGTACAAATAGCACCTGGATTTAATAAACAAGTTACGGCTACTGGAGCAGAAGGTCAGTGGACAGACGGTGATTTTGTTAGATTTAGATATGGTCTTCCAGAAAAAATCGGAGGATGGGAGCAATTAGTTAGTGGTACTTTAGTAGGAGCAGCTAGAGAACAATTTATTTGGGCAGACTTAGATGGAAGAAGATATGCTGCTATTGGTACAAATAAATTATTAGTAGTTTATTACGAAGAAGCTTTTTACGATATTACACCTTTAGACACTGCTTTAACAGGATGCACGTTTAGCACTGTAAATACATCTGCAACTGTGACTGTAAATAAAGCGGCACACACATTAGAACCTGGAGATCTATTTACATTTACATCTGTTACTCCTCCTAGTGGAGCTGGTTATACTGCTGCAAATTTTGAAACTAATACTTTTCAAGTGGTCACTGTTCCAGACAGTGATTCATTTACAGTTACAATGGCAAGTGCAGCAGGGACAACGGTCAACGGAAGTGGTTCTGCTACAGTTAACCCATATATTAAACCTGGTAATTTAGGATTTACATATGGTTTTGGTTGGGGCACAGGTCTTTGGGGCGGAGGTCAACAATTATTTGGAACATTAAACGGAAGTTTAAGTGATGACACTGCAGGGACTGGTGGCTCTGGAACATCAATAACTCTAGCATCAACCACTGGATTTCCTACAACGGGAACAATTAAAGTTGGAGCTGAATTTATTTCTTACACAGGTGTGTCTTCAAATGATCTTACAGGAATTACAAGAGGTGTGGCTGGAACAAGGTCAGCACACTCAAGTGGTGCTGGAGTAGAATATTATACAGGATGGGGCGAAGCTTCGTTATCTCAAACTTTATCTATAGATCCTGCATCTTGGTCATTAGATAATTTTGGAGAAAAATTAATTGCTACTATTAAAAATGGAAAATCATTTGAATGGAATCCGATTAACTCAAATCCAAGTGCTTTAACAACAAGAGCTGTTATAATATCTAATGCACCAACACAATCTGTAATGTCTTTAGTTTCTGACAGAGATAGACATTTATTCATGCTTGGAACAGAAACAACAATCGGAAGCGGTGGTACACAAGATAAAATGTTTATAAGATTTTCTGATCAAGAAGATATAACTGATTATACACCAACTTCTGTAAATACTGCAGGATCTTTTAGATTAGATTCTGGAACAAAAATTGTAGGGGCTATTAAAGGTAAAGATTATACTTTTGTTTTAACAGATACCTCTGCATATGTAATTCAATTTGTTGGCCCACCATTTACTTTTTCTGTTAGACAAGTAGGATCAAATTGTGGAGCTATTGGTCAACACTCAATTAAATATGTTAATGGAGCTGTATATTGGATAGGTGAATCTGGTGGATTTTTTGTTTATGATGGAACAGTTAAAGCTCTTCCATGTTTAGTAGAAGATTTTATTTTTACCACAAAAGGAGATAACTTAGGAATAAACTATCAAGGTGGAGAGTCTGTCTATGCAGGATTAAATCATTTGTATGAAGAGATAACTTGGTTTTATCCAAAAAGTGGTAGTGAAACTGTTGATAGATGTGTTACTTATAATTATCAAAACCAAACTTGGACAACAGGATCTTTAGCTAGAACTACCTGGTCAGACGCAGGATTATATGATGTGCCTTATGCAACTGAATTTGAATCAACTGCTGTACCAACTTTTCCTACAGTGCAAGGAGTAACTAATGTAAATGGAGCGACTGTTTATTATGCACATGAAGTAGGTGTCAACGAAGTTGATGCACTTGGTAATAAGACTGCAATACCTGCTTTTATACAATCTGGAGACTTTGATTTATCGCAAGGCGGTGATGGTCAATTTTTTATGAGTATGAGAAGATTTGTGCCTGATTTTAAATTAATTACGGGTAATGCACAAGTGACTATAAATCTAAGAAATTTTCCTTCTAATACCGCTGCATCTTCTCCTTTAGGACCATTTACAATTACTAGCACCACTGATAAAGTAGATACAAGAGCAAGATCTAGATTTGCTAGTTTAAAAATTGCAAACACATCTACCGATGAAAGTTGGAGATATGGCACATTTAGAGCAGATATACAACCAGATGGAATGAGAGGATAATGGACCCTATTGAAAGACAGATACAGGAAGGTTTAGCACGTATAGCTGCACAACCAGGATTTGAAAATTATCAACCTTCATTTTCTGTTGTAGATCAACCTTTAGCCCTAGCAGCTCCTGAACCTATGGGTCTTGAAACAATAAATACTGCACCGCAAGGTTTACTACCTGGACCACAGATAGATTTAAAAGAAATATTAAAAGATGCAGCAATCAAAAAAGCAACAAACTTAGCTGCTAAAAAATTAGGGGTTTCAACTGGAACGGCTAAACTTTTAGGAGGAGCAATAACAAATCCTTTCGGTCTTGCTACAATCCCAGCTACAGGCTTTCTTGCGTTTGGTAGTTCACTATTTAATAGAAAGAAAAAATTAGAAGAGAAAAGACAAGAAAATGCAATTAAGAGAGACATAGCAAGATCAATGCAACAAGAAAACAAAGCGAATAAAACAGGTGGTTATCAATATGGAACTCAAGGCGGCGGTGGTGGTGCTGGCAGAGATTTTATGGAAGGTAGTGGTAAAGCTGAAGATATGGGATCATTCTAATGGCGAGAGTAGATATAGTAATCCCAGAACCTGCATCAGTTTATACAGAAGAAAACCAAAGACAAATTAATCAGTCTTTACGTACGATGCAAGATAAGTTAAATACTTCTTATCAACAAGAATTAAAAAATGAACAGGATGCTTTTAATTATTTTCTATCATGACAATACAATATAAAAACGCTGGAATTGATTTAACTACAACTGGTACTACCTCTGTTTTAACATCGCCAGCTGGAGCTAGATGTTTAGTAAAACAAATACAGATTGATAATTCTTCAGGTAGTCCAGTAAATTTATCTGTTCAAGTCACAGATACATCCGCTACATCTACTTTTGCAATTTCAAGAAAAGCTATACCAGCTAATACTGTTGAAAATATTATAACTCAAACTTTAGTACTAGAAGAAAGTGATGTATTAAAAATGACCGCAGGAACAGCTAATGAGTTACAAGGTATAATTAGTTATGCACAAATAGATAGATCTCAAGAGAATGGCTAGACAAAAATTTGTACATTTCGTACCTAGAGATAAGCCTCCTAAACGGCCTCGGCGACATACAAAGAGAGTAAATAAATCAAAAAAACGTGGACACAATAAAAAATATAATCGCCAAGGTAGATGATTGATTTACAAAAACTAGAGAAAATAATTAAAGAATCTAAAATAAATTTATGCGAAGAAGATATTTTAAATTTTTTAAAAATAAGACATAGATGGCCTTTTAGATATGCACAAGGCATACCTTCTGTTGAAATATTATGTAATAACGCATATCTAGAATCTACAAGTTTTTTTGATATTGATAATTATTTAAATTATGAAAAATGGAAATATTATTATGACTTGGGATTTACAACAATAATATCTAATACATTAGATCTTACTCAAGAACTTAGAGATCTTAACAAAAAACTTACAGCAACCACTGGTTTAAAAATGTGGTGTAATATGTATTTTTCAAACGTGGGCCAAACACCAAGTTTTCCTTATCATAAACATTCTTATGATGTTATAGTAAGACAAATCTATGGAACTGCAGAATGGAAAGTAAATGATAAATATTTTACCTTAAAACCTAATGACACTTGCATAATTCCAAAAAATGTATTACACCAAGTGTTGACAAAGAATGATAAAAAACTATCTTTAACAATAAATATACAATGACAAATGATATACCCAAAATACCAGCTGAAGCTAAAGAGATAATAAAAAATAAAAGAACTGGCAAAGTTTATGCTACTAAAGCTGACTTTGATTCTGATGTAAACGATCCAAACACAGACACAGTAGCAGAAGATTTTAGACAGGATTTAGAAATTAAAGTTACTAAAGTATCTCTAGAAGCAGCAACAAAAAAATAATGAAATATATTTTTCATAAAGAAAAATTAGAAATAAAATTATCTTGGAGAGAAAGGTTAAGATATCTTTTTACTGGTAAAATTTTATTTGATAGAAAAAGTGCATACTTACACTCAACTGCGTTATTAAAATTAATCACTGAAAGTTTAAAAAAATATGGGGATGGCCACGAACACGGTGAAATAAAATAATGAATCCAAGAGGGGCAACAGAGTTACAAATGGAAATGTTGTATAAACATGTTCCAAAAGAATTATTAGATCAAGTACAAATTTGCACATCAATACCTGGTAAAGTTCCTTTAGACCCCAACAAAGTAAATTTACTTTGGCAAAAAAATTCTTGGGATCAACCTAACTTACAAGCATTTTTTGGAAATAAATCAAGGCATAAAGAATATGATTGGTATGTTTTTAATAGCCATTGGAATTATGAAAAATTTAGATATTATTTTGATATCCCAACAGAGCGATCTGTAGTAATTAAAAATGGCATAGAGTCTTTTCCTATAAGAAAAATATATAAAAAAGGTGATCCTATAAAACTGGTCCATCATTGTACTCCATGGAGGGGTCTCAATATATTATTACGTGCAATGCAAGAAATAAAAAATCCTAATATTATATTAGATGTTTATAGTTCGACTCAAGTGTATGGAGATAACTTTAAACAATCACACGATGAACAATTTAAGCCACTATATGAACAGGCAGAAAAATTACCAAACGTAAATTATATTGGATATAAACCTCATGAGTTTATTACAGAGATGATGCCCAACTATGATATGTTTGTGTATCCTAGTATTTTCGAAGAAACTTCATGTGCTTCAGCTTTAGAAGCATTAGCATCAGGAGTTCATGTAATAACAAATAATTTTGGTGCATTATATGAAACTTGTGCTGAGTGGCCTGTCTATATAAATTATTCTACTAATTATGAAACAATGGCACGAGATACAGCAAGTGCAATAGAAGTGGCTGCAAGTTATTTACATGAAGAATTTATTCAAGAACATCTTGCAGAACAACAAAAATTTTACAAAAGATTTTATAGTTGGGAAAAAAAGGGTATGGAATGGTCTAGTTTTTTGAAAGGAGCCATTAATGCAAGAAACAATAAATAAAGATACATACCAAACTTTAAAAGAATTAAAAGTAAGTCCACAACCTTATGAAAAAAATATTACTCCATTATGGAAATCTACAAAAGAAGCAGAATCAAACTATAATAATCAACCGTCCTTATTTGTAGCTACACCAGTACATAGTGAAGTTTCAATTCATTATGCTCAAGCCTTACTAGAACTACAACAGTTATGTTTTAAAAATAAAATAAAAATTACATTTTCTTTAGTCAAATCTTCTTTAGTCACACAAGGTAGAAATTTATGTGTAGCTGGTTTTTTAGAATCAAATTTTAGTCATTTATTATTTTTAGATTCAGATATTTATGTAAAGTCAGAATCAATCATTGAAATGATAAAAAAAGATAAAGAAGTTATATCTATACCTTATCCTCTTAAAACAATGATGTGGGATAAACTGTTTAAAAAAATACAATCTGGAAATGTAAAAGAGCCTGCGGACTTGATGAAATGGTTAAACACTTATCCTATGAAGGTGGATAACGCAACAGATATTCGTCTTGAGGACGGTGTTATGGAAGTTACACATAGTCCAACAGGATGTATGTTAATAAAAAGAGGTGTGTTTGATAAAATGATTAAGGCTTATCCAGATAAGAACATAGTTCAAAAAACAGTTGTAAACGGAGAGTACGTAGATAAACCTAATTTATGGAATTTTTTTGATACCTTACATGACCCAAAATCAAAGACCTATATGGGTGAAGATTTTGCTTTTTGCGTTCGTTGGAAAGATATAGGGGGTAAATGCTATGCCTATGTCAACGATTCTATTATACATGTAGGAGAGCACCAGTATGAAGGGTGTTTTGCAGATGAGTTGAAACCGAGGCAGTAAAATGGTATTATTTATATTTAAGATCTTATAAGGAGAATTTATTTAATGCTACAGTTTTTACCCTATGCACTTGCAGCTCTCGGTGGCGTAAGAGGATATCAAGGAGCTAGATCTTCAGGAGCTTCCGGAATAGGTAGAATACTCGGGGGTGCACTTGGTGCTTTTACTGGTTATAATTTAGGACAAACAGGAGGTTTTGCAGCAAACGCAGGATTTCAATCACCGTTTGCACAATCAGGACCAGCTAGCATTCTTTCAAGAACAATGTCAGCAGTACCTGGAGGTGGAGATCCAAATATGTTTGCTAGTGTTAATCAAAAAAAAGGCATAAGCAGTATATTAAATATTTTAAGAAAAGGTGGAGAGGCTGGAGCAGATTTTTCTCCAGGAAGAGTTTCAGCTGCATTAGCTGCAGGAACTTATTTAGGTGGTGCTTTTGATAACCAACCAACAGATATTTTTATGCCAGGTTATAATATGAATTATTTAAATTTAAGAGATCAAAGACCTGGATATACTTACATTGATCCAACTACTGGACAAGAAAAAACATATGAAAAAATGTATGCACCTGAAGAAGCAGGTATTGGAGACAGAAGAATGGGTCCATACTCTATGAATGTACAAAGACTTCGAACAGGAGGAATAGCAGAAATTAAAAAATTTAATGAAGGTGGTATTAATTATTTACCTTCTAAAGTTTCACATGATGAAAATGATGCAACTAATTATGTTAGAGCATCTGGATATGTTGAAGATGGAGCAGGCGTAGGAGATAAAGACGAGGATACAATGTTAGCTCAATTAGCAGACGGAGAGTTTGTAACAAGAGCAGATGGAGTATTAGGTGCTGGTATCATAGCTGGAGGAAATCCAAACAGTATGAAAGATATGAGAGAAAAAGGTGCCCAATACTTTTATGAACAACAAAAAAGATACAAAAGAGTATTTGATTTATTAAAGGATAAAAATGGCATCAGCAAAGAAAAAACAAATTAAACCACTAGTAAGTATCTTACCTTTAGAACCAAAAGACATAGAAAGGTTTTGGCCATTAGCAGAATTTATGATAGCTGAATCTTTAGCTTTTTCTGGTAAGTATGCAGATTCTGCTTGGGTAATGGATGAGTTAAAAAAAGATACTATGCAATCTTGGATTATGTTTGGATCTGATGAGTTTGAAGAGAATAAAGTTTTTGGTATTTGTGTTGGAAGAATTGGAGTTATGCCTAACTACAACCAATATGAAATTGTAATATGCACTGGTAAGAGAAGAGAACTGTGGGAAGATAATTTAATTAAAGCAGTAACAGATTTTGCTACAGCAAATAAATGTAAAAGAATGAGCATCATGGCAAGACCAGGATGGGAACGTGTTTCTAAAAAATGGGGATGGAAAAAGAAACATGTGCAACTAGAAAGATGGATATAATATGAGTTTTTTTGGCGGAGGAAGATCTTCACAACCTACAACACCAAGCACACAAACACAATTTGTGAGAGAGGCACCAGGTATAGAAGAAAGAAAAATAGAGTTGATGGACATTGCAAGACAAGTTGCACAACAACCTATTAATTTACCAGATTACCAAGTAGCGGGATTAGGTGCTTTAGAACAACAAGGAATTACAGCAGCGGGTACAACTGGTGTAGGTGCTCCGACTGTTCAAGCAGGTATCAATCAAGTTACAGGAGCTGCAGCACCAATAGGAGCAGCACAAATAGCACAATATTTAAATCCTTATCAATCTTATGTGACTGATGAAATAGCAAGACAATCTGGTATTATGCAAAATCAATTAGCTGCACAAGCTGTAAGGTCCGGAGCTTTTGGTGGTGCAAGAGAAGGTGTTCAACAAGCAGAATTACAAAATAGAACTTTAGAAGCTATGGGTAGAGCACAACAACAAGGGTTTGGTACAGCTTTAGGTGCAGCACAACAACAACAAAGAACAGGTTTAGCTGCTGGACAACAATTAGGTCAATTAGGTATTGGTCAACAACAAATGGCTCAAAGAGATATTGGGCAATTAATGGAATCTGGTGGAGTTCAAAGACAACTTGCACAATTAGCATTAGATGCACAAAGACAATCTACATTACAACAACAATATGAACCTTATCAAAGAGCTGAATTTTTAGCTAACTTATATGCTTCAGGTCCTAAATCGTCATCACAAGTTACGATGGGAACACAACCTTCAACTAGTCCATTAGCTCAATCTATTGGAACTGGAATCGGTGCATTTGCAGCATATCAAGGGGCTAAAACAAACTAGTGGAGGTTTAAATGTTAAACAAAATATTAAATCGCCCAATGTTCAGAAATGTAGCATTACGAAAAGGACATTTAAAAACTATAAATGCTAGAACGGGTGTTATGGTTGGTCCATCATATAGTCCTCCTCCAGCACCTGCTGTAGTTCCAGGACAAGGAACTTTTTCTCCTGTTAATACACAAAGATTTGGTCCACCTAGACCAACAGCGTTACAAAATATTGCAAGAAATCCTATAGTAAGATTTGGTAAAGGTATAGCAAATATACCTGCAGTAGTTGGATTTGATGCAACAGGAAAAGTTTTAGATGCTTTTGATATACAAGAACCTATAAGTAGATTAGCTTTACAATCTGCAGGTGCATATGGAGCAACAAGAGCATTACCTGCTTTAGCAGGTATAGGTTTTTTACCAAGTGCGGTAGGTTTAGGTACAATTTATGGAGTAAAAAATAGAGTTGATGCAGGTATTGAATTAAGAAAAAAAATTAATGCAATGTCTCCAAAAGAAAGAGCTGAGTTTGCAAGACAAAATAGATTAAAAGCAACAGATGTAATGAGTGAAGGTGTATCAGAAACTGATCTGTTTGGTAAATTTGTGCCAAAACCTATTGAAGAAAAAGTTGCAGAAGATAGAAAAATTATGGAAGGAAAACCTGGTGCTGGAAGACCTAGCTTTCAAAACAAACCAAAAGAATTAAAAGCTGAAGGCGATCCACTACTACAGGACAACGTAACAACATCTGATGACATTGCTAATTTAGATGCAGTGCAAGAAAATTCTATAGGTAATGTTGCACCTGTTCCACCAGGAGATAAAGGAGTTGTTCCTACAGCATCTGTAGAAAAAGAAGATAAAGATACAACTACAACTACAACTAAAAATCAAACTGATGTTCAAGGTGGTAATGAAATAAATGTAGGCGGACCATCAAATGATCCGGAATTTAATAAAACATTAGCTCTTGCAAAAAAATATCAAGAAGAAATATTTAAAAACGAAGGTTCACAAGCAGGTTTAGTTTTCTTAGCTAATTTAGCATCTGGATTAATGACAGGAACTACAAAAAAAGGTGGCCTTGCTGGAGCTATGGAAGTGTTTGGCCAAGCAATAGGACCTGCGGTTAATAATTATGCTACTATTAAATTAAAAGAAGGGGAACTTAGAGCAAATAACAGAGAAGCATCATTGAATGCTGCTCTTGATCACATGAAGTTTGTAAATGAAAATGCTACAGCAGAAAGACCTGAACAAACTGGAGGTATAGTTCAAATTAGAGGTGCTGATGGTAGATTAAGAAATTACAAAGCTTATCAAATGAAAGATGGTACAGTTACAATGGCTGCAGGTATTGCAGACGGAAGAGAACAATTTGTACCGATAGCACAAGGCGTGCCTATTTCAGATAGTTCAGGAAACGTAATTGGAAGTTTTGAAAACTTCTTACCACAAAACACTGTAGATAAAAGATTGTTTGATATTCAAGATGTGCTTGGAAATAGATACAACGCATTATCTGTTACAAGAGATGTGTTAAAAACTTTAGGACAGATAGATGCCTCAGGTGAAACTGTTAAAGCCGGTGCTGCATTATCAATTGATGCCTTTACAAGAAGATTAAGTGGAGTTGCAAAAGAAGTATTAGGTTTTGAAGTATCGGGAATGTCATTAGATGCTTTAGAAAGAAAAGTAGCTGAGTTACAAGCAGATGAATACGCTGCAATTGATAGAGATCCTGATTTAGATGAAAAAGGTAAAAAAGAAGCTAAAAAACAATTAGACAGTAAAAATTTAATTAAAGAAGCAAGAAAAAGACTTAACAAAAGAGGATTATTATCTGGTCTATCAAGAGATGATCAAGAAAAACTTGCTGTACAAGAGGTAACTTTAACATATGCACTTGCAAACACATTTAAAGATCAAGATAGATTAACACAAAGAGACGTAAACGCTGCTAAAGAAATTGTAAATATTTTCTCATTGTCTAGATCTTCAAAAGATGTCAAATCTTCAATTGAAGCAATCGGAAGACAACTTGAGTCTGATATCAGAAGACAAGAAGCCTTATACACAACCGCAGGTGGGCTAGAAACTACATTGAAAGATTTAAGAAGACTTAAAAAATTTGAAATATTTGAAGGAGAAGGTGGTGTTCCTTCACAACTTGCAGAAGATTTAAGTATAGAAGAAATAGAAAAAGTTATTGAGGGGATATAATGGCTACTTTACAAGATATTCAAAAGCAAATTGATAACAATACTTTTGATCCAAGTAAATTAAATTCAAGACAAAGACAAGCTGTTGATGAAGCTATTAAAAGAGGTTTAATTACTGGCCCTTCAATGGATGAATTACAATCAAAAAGAACAGGAGCAGCACAAGATGTTGCAACTATAGATGCTGCTGTTAAAAATCCTATTGGTGTAAGATTACAACAACAAGGAAGTTCATTAGATGGAAGATCAGAGGCCGTTCTTGCAGGTGATTTGATTGGATCTATTACTCCATATGTTTCAATGAGAAAAAAAATATTCAGTGCAGCTAAATCAAAAATTCCAGGAGATAAAACTACAGGATTATTTGCTAGAACAAAGATGTTTAATAATTTTGCTGACAAACTTACAGCAAGATTACCAGGAAGATTTAAACTTTTAGGTGGTTTAGCAAAATTAGTGGCAAAAGTAGCAGACCCTACTGTCGGTAGAGTACTAGCAAGCCCACTTGGAAAAGCAGAAGTATATTCTGTATTAGGAGGAACTGCAGGAGCAGGTGCTGGTTCAGTTACTTATGACATGTTAAATGAAACTGTTGGAGTCGCTGCAATGGATGCAATAGCATCTGACATGGAAAATATGAGTCCAAAAGAAGTTAATACAGATATGATGGCTAACGCAGCGGACTCTATGTTTACGGCTTTAGCATGGAACGCTGGTGCTGCAACACTGACACCAGTAATTACAAAAGGTTTAGGTAAAGTTGGAAGATTAATGATTGGTGCTAAATCAAAAGATGCAAAAGAGTTAGTTAACATTGCAAGAGATAAGGGTTTACCACTACCTATGGTTATGACTGCTCAAGAAGGAACAGGTCTTCTTGGTGGCTTTGCAAGTAAATATTTTAAAGTACTTGGTATTATGCCTTTCATTAATGGTATTGGTAAAGAAGCTTTACAAGGTGCTGAACAAGCAGCAGGTAAAAATTATTTAAATAATGATGTTTTAAATTATGGTCCTCTAATTAAAACAGGAATGTTATCAGCTA